GTTTTCTGGATGTTTTATGTTGAGGACCAATACGGTCTTGATGCCTAAGCATTTTCTCCCCGGAGAGACTACTAAGGCTGAAATTCAGTATAGGTCAAGGAAGATTTCGTTCATCTTGAATCCTAAGTACGCAGTGCAAGTAGGATTAGGTGATATTGTTGCTGTCTATGTTCCTAATACTGGTCCCTTGAAGGACGCGACTTCTTTTTTCTGTGAAGGTTATAATCTACATCCTCAAATCTGCAAAATGTATGGTTTGGATGCTGATGGTAAGTCATTTGAAGATTGTTTGACGTGGAATCAAGTTGCTAGTGTGAACAATGGCTATATTTCATTTCCAGGATCTCATTACCGATTAGGAAAGCAAAAGACGTTTGCTGGCATGTGTATGTCTGTTATTGTACGTGACGCTAAACGTGTATCTTTTGTTGGTTTCCATATTGGTGGTGTGACTGGAACTGATCGTGGTTGTGGTGTTACCGTATTGAAGCCGGAGCTTGATACGGCTTTACTTAAGCTTAGTTCTTTGAACGACGCTTTTATGTGTGGAGCGCAAGCTCGTGACGTTGATGACGAATCTATGGGAAGGAAGATTGTTGTTAGTCCTGACGTGCATGTTAAGTGTCCCTCACGTTTTATTGAATCTGAAGAAGCTGCAGTTACTGTTTACGGCTCAGTTATTGGAAGATCCTCCCCATCATCAAATGTTATTGAAACCCCTATCTCTAAGATCGTCGAAGAGGTTACAGGTGTTAGTAATGTTTGGGGTCCTCCTCGCTTTAAGGACCCTATTACCCGTAATGATGGATTTGTTGATAATCAGACATGGAAGCCATGGTATGAATCACTAGCTGTTTGTAGTCACCCTTCTGTAGGCTTTGATCCTGCAGAAGTTCAAATAGCTATGGATGATTATTTGTCCGGCTTGTATTATGTCTTTGATGGTATGGAAGATGTATGGAAGACAGAGATTCGACCTCTGTCTAGTGTTGAAGTAGTATCCGGTATTGACGGAAAGCGTTTTATTGATTCGATGAACTCTGGAACATCCATGGGTTATCCAATTATGAAGAAGAAGCGTGGTTTCCTTGTGGACTTAGATCCTAGTACTGAACATTCTTGCCCCAGGACTTTCGTGCCTGAGATTTGGGAAGAATTTGATGCTGCTATGGAGTTGGCTGACCAAGGATATTCTTTGAACCAAGTTTTTAATGCTAGTTTGAAGGATGAACCTACTAAGGTGTCGAAGACTAAGGTGCGTGTGTTCCAAGCCGCACCCATTGTCTTGCAGATAGCTATTAGGAAGTACTATTTGCCCATTGCACGTTTTTTGTCTGCGAATCCTCTAATCGCTGAATGTGCTGTAGGTATTAATAGCCATGGTCCGGAATGGCATGCGCTCTCAGAGTTCATGGCCAAGTTTGGAGATGATAGGATAATCGCTGGAGATTATTCTAAATATGATTTACGTATGCCTGAGCAGTTGACGATAGCTGCTTTTAGAGTGATGATTAAGATCGCGGAGAGATCTGGTCGTTATTCTGCTCAGGATGTACGCAGGATGGAGGTTATCGCATTTGAGGTGTGTTCGCCTTTGGTTGCTTACAATGGAACGTTGATGAGGTTCATGGGAACTAATCCTTCAGGCCAAAACATGACTGTTTACCTGAATTCCATTGTTAATTCATTATTACATAGACTTGCTTTTAATAGCGTGTATGATGAAGAGCGACGTGTTGTTATCGGAGAAGAATTGGGCTTAGGAAGGCCTGTTCTTTTCCGTGATTTGGTTGCTCTGTCGACGTATGGAGACGATGCCAAGGGATCAGTAAGGGTTGGTTATGACGATTTTAATCATGTAACCATGGCTGATTACCTAGCTCGTAATGATATGAAGTTTACTATGCCAGATAAGGAATCCGACCCTGTACCCTTTATGAATAGGTACGATGCTGACTTTTTGAAAAGAAAGGATGCATTTAACCCTGACTTAGGGGTCTTTGTTGGACAATTGGACGAAAGTAGTATCTTTAAGTCTTTGCACTCTATTATTGAGTCTAAGGCTGTTACGCCGAGAGAAGTTTCACTTATGAATATGGAAGGCGCACTCAGGGAGTGGTTTTTCCATGGTGAAAAGGTTTTTGAGATGAGGAGAGACCAGATGAAGTTAATTGCCAGAAAGTCTGGATTTGACAGTGCTCAATTTGATAAGGATTATGATGAACGCGTTGAAGACTGGAAGTTGAAGTATGAACCTCAGTCTGGAACTGTGGATACTGGATCCAAGTTACCAGGGATTACTGCGGAACATCCTATGTTTGAAGGTATTGACAAGTGGCTTAATGAGCTTGCTGGTAAGGCTACTTGTTATTCCGAGATCGAGTTACCCCAGCTCGAGGAGATGATATGTATGCGAGAACGTTGGTTGCTCGGTAATATCAAGGCTCGTAGGAGGAAGAACATACGTGTTGAGATTCTCGCAATTCAATGTTTGGTTAAGTGGAAGCGAGAGCACGTATTGGATATTTGGACTTATGAAGATGAAATATCTGAGCTTACACCTCCTGACGCGTGTCCTAGAGAGGCTATTTTAGTTGAACGTGTTAAGGAGATTTTGGGGAAACCTACATATGAAGAATATTATGTCTTTGGTGGTCTAGGAGGAGCCGGAGACCTTGTTTATATTTCGTCAAATGTAGTTCTGGTTATAGAATGCAAGCGTGTGGTTGGTAGACCAGCTCATTTAGCCCAGAAGGTGCGGAAGCAGGCCATTAAGTACGCCAATGTTTTTGCAGAATTGTTATCCGATAAAGTTACTGTTTACGCTATAACCTATACGGAATACGGGTTTACTTTAGTGGATTGTCACGGTGAACCCCGATTTCCTAAGAGGTTTGAAGCTTTCTTGGATAATATTCCCCTTTTCCGATAAGGAAGATTTGTCCGTTATGACTTTAAACTGACCGGAGGTGTGTACCACAACATCAACGAAACTCTGCGGAGAAACCAAAGTGGCGTGTGTTACTGATTACAGATGTACAACTAAGGATTAGCATTTCCTTAGCTGCAGACTGCTTTAACATATTATAAATGACACGAACATGTGAATG